ATACAAAATCTTTCTCATTTTTCATTATTTACAATTAAATATCCTTATACTCATCTTTAGCATTGAAGCAAGGACATGCCTTTTTTACTTCTGCAAAGTCTCGGTGCCCTTGTATCACGGCATCGAGGTATAACTTCTTGAGTTCCTTAAGGAGCTTTATAAGGGCTTCTTTTTGGGCAGGTGTACGGGTGTCTTTGGGTTGGAGAGTATTCTTGTCGATTCCACCTATGTAACAGATCCCTATGCTGTCCTTATTATGCCCCTCAACATGGGCGGGTATCTTGTCGACATCACGGCCCTGCTCTATAGTGCCGTCCAAGAGGATTACGTAATTATAACCTATCTCGTTGAACCCACGCTGGCGATGCCATAGGTCTATGTCTTTCGCATTGTGCGAACGCCCCTCAGGCGTAGCTGAACAATGGATAACGAGGTACTTGATGCCCCGCTTGCTCTTTTTAATAGGTATTTGTATCATCATTTTTCTTTTTGTAGATTTATCTCAAAGATTTAAACAGTAAGATCAAAAAACTTGCCTAGTCTCTTATGGGGTTCCAAAACCTTGATGACTTAGAAACATTTCTATTGCGTCTAATCTTCTTTCTATACTGTTAAATTTCTCTAAAACATTTGTTCCCTCTATTAAAACGTTAGGGGCGATTTCTATTGACTTCCCATGTATCCTCACAACATCTCCCGTAATGGTTGTTTCTTTTCCTCTAAGGCTTACATTTTCTTTGGAGTAAAGATCAAATTCTTTTTCTGCTTGAAAAAGTATAGTTTCGGCCAATCCTTGCAAAATTTGTACAGGGCCTCCTATACTTCTTCGTATATACACACCATCGTCAGATTCTAAAGCAAGAATTTCAGATGATCCTATTGACATATATTTTTTTCCAGCTATACGTATGGACTTATCGGAAGTCATATGTACAGTGTCGTTTTCAGCTATTTCAAGCAGCTTCTTTAGTTGCTCAAAATACCCTGCTTTATCAACTTTCCCAGACAGCAAAGCCTCTAAGTTTTTATTCGCTTTCACTTGAGTGATAATCTCCTGCAAGGTGTCTAACGCTGTGTCATCTACGGTTAAGGTTTCTCTAATAGCTGCTATCTTTTGTTCGAGTTGGTCAATAAGGATCTTTAGGGCCTGTCCTGTACCCTCATACCCTCCTTTAGGTAGAAAAGCAGAAGTGTCAGTAGGTTGTAGACTCTCCAGCTTTTGTTTGTGCTCGTTGGTAAAGTCATTAGCTGATAACCCTTTTCCGACTTCCTTATCCACTTTCTGATTAAAAAGTCTACTGTGAGCGTCAGAGTCATTGATGTGGTTGAGCAGCTGCCCCGCCGATGCGGTATTTTCAATGGCTCTGTTAAGCCCCTCAATGTTACTCATTGGAATTTGCTCACTTTTATGCCAGTAACTGTCAATCCAAGCAGCGAAGTGCTCTTGCGCAGGTTTCATAAAGTTTGAAAACCATTTTTTAAGTGTTCTTTTTGGTGTCATATAAAATTACTTTTTTTGGTTACTAATTAAATCCTACAAACTCAATAAATTGGATCACACGATAAGGTGGCATGTTGTTATGGGGTTGGTTACCACCTACATATGTAATTGGGTGGTCGGATATTGCTTCATTATCACCATATATAGATAAAGGCCTTTCTCCTTGTTCACTACCACCATATTTTACATTAGCTACTTTATGAATGACGCCATGATTATGATTTGGCATTTCTTCAATAGTGAGTTTGTGTTCATATTCACCTCCTGCATAACCTATCTGATGTAGATTCCAAGAAGCTAAATAGGCATCATCTAATAAGTCATTTACCTTTCCTATAGGCATTCTACCTCTAAGAGGCTCATATTCTCGCCAACCTTCAGGTATGGGGACATTAGCAGGCTTGCCCCATATAGCTACCAATCCTATAGGAATTGTCTTGGTTACCCTATTTTCCAATTTCTCCAACCGCTTAAGGACAGAGTTGTCATCGGAAAAGGTTTGTTGTTCTATTTGTTGGTTGGTCAAAATACGCTTGAAGCTAGACCATGGATACGTCCTTGAGCTATTGCCAAAGGTAGCTACCTTTTGGATATAGACATTCTTTGACGAGCCATCTTCAAAGGTCTGTGGGGTTTGGGTCTCTTTGATAAAGACAGTAGCACCTATGGTAGTTCCTTCAAAAGGATATAGTTCCCCTTCTATGCACACCACACCATCGCTAATGGTATTGCCCACTTGTTGGCAACCTGATACAATGGCCAAGTCGCCCGTTAGCCCGCTGATAGCATTGAATATCTTATAGGCGTTCTGCAAGTAATTGAGTGTTTCGGTAGTTAGAGGAAAACCTCCCGCTTGATTACAATGGATAATGTTCATTTTGTTTAGTTGTTAGTGATTAGTTGGTTAATCTATAAGGCAATCATATAACGTTTGCTGGCGAGCTTATAAAAGTCAATTAGGGCTTCCATTTCAAAGAAACGGTATCGACCTATCTCGGAGGTGGGTGTTTTCTGTGTGTCCCATACCTCTTGGGGTACTTTGACGATAAAATCAACCCCAGTGTCGGCATAATCTACACTTCGGTGGAGGTATAGAGTACCTAAGAACTTAGGCTTGCGCTCGGCTTCGGTATAGATATATTGGCTTTGGTACTGGCTACCATCAAGGATACGGATACGCCTAAGAACTGGGTCAAAAGTATCATTAAGAGCCTTGCGTAGGTAACATACCTGTCCGTTGAGCGACAATTTCCGAATGTCGGCGGCTCTCTTAAGGGTAAAGTCATAATGCAACCTCCCTATGGGAGCTACTAACATTCTCATCCAGCCTACTAATTTAGCTTTTCGCAGGAAAGTAGGGATAAGCAGTAGTGTTAGTTTCTCTATGTCTAATTGAAAGATTCTCATATTCCTTACTATTTAGCAATGTAACGTATCCGTGATGCATTCCAATCTACCTCAAAGTAGCCGCTGTAAGGTATTTGGGACACGGCAATGTTTTCAAAAGCACCATAGCCATGGGTATTAGGGTCTATCCAAGCCGTTTTCACCTCACGAAGATGAGGGATCTTGACCCCATTGACAGCCTGCAAGGCGTCGACAAGATGTGCTACAATCAGCTCACCATTAAAGGGTAGGTGCTTGAGGTAGGTTTCTATAGCCTCCTTAACAGGGAGTTTGGCAGAGAGTATATCCATACCATTGCTATCCAAGACAAGCGGGTCATAATACACGTCTAAACTAAGCACCAATTTGTCGGGCAGGTAGTTAATCACAGTAGCTCGCACGCCTGCGTCTTTTATTTCAGCTATATAGCCCTTGAAAGCATTGTGTTGGTCTTCGGTAATGGGCTGCAAGCGCCCACCACTTTCCGTCGCTATTTTTACAATCAATCGGCCGTCTTCACTCTCCACCACAGCCGAGTACTTGACTATCTTACTTGCCTCTATTTGCTCCTCAGTATGTCCTGTATTGTTGAACTTATCGCTGTCGGGCAAAAGGTCAAAGCCGTACTGAAAGGCAAGGGCTTTACTTCTGTACCAACGAGCAGTGTGAGGGGTAAGCTCGGCAAGGCGTATGTCTATATCTGCCCTATGTAGGTCAAACAGCTTCTCTAAACTCCATATTGCTACTGAGATGATATAGACCCACAAGCGCCATATAGCTACTTTGGAGGTACTATTAAGCTCATTAAGGGCAGGCTCTTGAGTCTTGGCCTGGTAGATGAGTTCTTGTATTTCTTGTATGCTTCGTGCCATTGTTCAGTTGTTAGTGGTTAGTTGTCAGTAGTTAGCCCCCTATTACAAAGTCAAGGTTAATCGCCCAAATGCTGATACCTTCAAGGCGTTCCAAGACTTGCTTGTCTTCTTTGGTAAAAGCTGTAGCAGGCTGGATGTTCTTTGCGGTATAGTAGGCTAATATATCTTTGTTTCTTGCTCCTGCTGAAAGAGGAGAGACATTAAGGGGGGCCCCCGCCACCATATCGTCGGTAATGCTCTTTTCATTCAGTACAGCCAACTCAAAGATACTCTCAATGGTACCTGTATGTTGCAGGGCGAGGTCAAGGAGTGATTGGTTATGTAGGACTGTTATTGTCATCTAATTCAAAAGTTTTATAAAACTTCTTATTGATTATCTTGAGCAGCACCTTCGCAAAGCGAAAGCCTAAACAATCTAAATTTTCCAATAGGCTCACTACTAATTGCCATATAATCCCTATAAGTACTATCCAATAAAGCCAGTGGAAGGGGTCAAACTCAAAGCCCCCAAGACTTGGAAACTCTACATTAGCCGAAAAGGTATGCAGTATATAGATAGGTACTAAGTAGGTGGCTATCTTTAGGATCATACGTCCAAACTTTCTACTCTCGTGCTTTTCGCCTCTCTTACGGGAGGCCTGTACACCCGTAATCCATTCAAATACGAGCAATACCACATAAGCGGTAAGAAATAAGTGATTGAAACCAAATAGAAAATGCACAGTGGCAAACAGAAAGGAGAGTATTACGTCCATCTTTATAAAGAGCATTGAAAAAGTGTGACCAAAGGAGGAGTGCAGGAAGTCTTTGCTATCCCTAAATCCAAATCCTTGTAAAATGTAATTGAGTGATATCATCATTGTTAGTTTATTTTTTAGCTTATTGTCCCCGTTCCTGCACTGGTAGTAGCTCCCGTATAAGCCCCCGCTTGTAGGGTGATTCCTGCTTGCACCGTTACCTCACCACTACGGACAAAGGTGTCAATAAGGCTTGCTAAGCGCTCAGCATACTCTTCCATACTCGGTTCGGATTTGATAAGCATATCTTGTTGTAGTCGGATAATGCCTTGTTTGAGTTGTTCTTTGTTTAGTGCCATAGATTAATTATATTGTCCATCAATTAGTAACTTGCTGCCCTCTTTTAGGGCTACATCATTAATCTGCATACCATCATACTCCAATTGTTTCTTTATTTCGATGAGTACTTCGGTATAGAGGTCATCGGCGAGCATTTGGGCTATACCTACCCCTACTTCTGGGTGTTCTTTCCATTCTCCCTTTTCAGTAGTGAGTATAGCCTTTTGTTGTTGGTTATCAGAGTCCCCCACCTCAAAATCACCTGATAATAGGCACAAATCATTATTATCATCTATAAGTATATCTTTCATTAGTTTGTCTGTAACTGGTTTATACTATTGATAGCCCTAAGTAGTTCCTCCTTCACCATTGCTCCAAAATTCTCTACTCCTTCACGGACAGATGATACATATACCTTAGTATCAGTGCCTACATTGCCTATCTGTATATTAATATGCGTTTGTCGGGTACCTCCTGATACGATGTTGTCCTTAGTTTTAGCTCCTTCTCCCGTGGTAGCTGTAATGTCTCCCGTAATAGGACTTATCCCTGGCGTGGGACTGCTTTCAGTTTTCATACCCAACTTGCCCATTAGTCCGTCTTTTACTTCCTTAAAGCTCTTAAACTCTAAGGAGTCCCACGCTTTGCCAAGTGCTTCCTTAGCTTTAGCCTCTGCCTCGCCTGCTTTTTTATAGCCCTCTGTTACCGATTTGGCACGCTCCTGCAAGTCGTTTTGTATCTTACTGATCATTGCTTGGTTTTCGGAACTATCGCCTAAGCCAACGGCTTCTTTAAACTTATACCAAGCAAGTTTACAAGCATCTACTCCCGCCATAAAAGCATTGACAGCAGTGTTCCAATGAGCCTGATAAGTAAGGATAAAAGCTTCCCAACTGTATTTCATACCTTGCACGGTATATTCCCACGCCTTACCCCATCCACTTACCCCTACAATGCAATAGGCAATTATGGCTATAAGGGTAATAATACCTGCAATTATCCATGTAATAGGGTTAGCTAAGAAAGCAAGATTCGTCTTAATGACTGCCCAGGTAAGCCTATTTTGCCAGGCTGTAGCAATAGCTGTATAGGTATTGTGTAGTATCAATGCTGTGGTGAATATGCCTATAGCTCCTGCAATACCCCATATAACGGGATTCCCTTCTTGAAACTTCTGAATAAGCCAACCTACACCTCCCCCTATACTCTCAAAGACGGCGGACATAAAGTCTACCAAAGGGCCAAGCATAGGGCTAATAGCTTCGTATACTTTTAGAGCAAGCTCGGTGATAGAATCCATCATCTTATTAAACTTACCGCTAAGGGTTTGTCCCGCTTTTTCTGCACCTTGGTAGAATAGCCCTTGTTTATCAGTTGCCCATTCAAAGGCTTGTGCGAGTTCCTGTGCTGAAATACCTCCTTTGCTCATTCGCTCCTTGAGCTGTGCCATACTCTCACCCGTACGTTCACTTATCACCTGCAAGGGGTTGAAGCCTGCGTTAATCATCTGCATTAAGTCTTGTCCTTGTAGCTTGCCTGCTGAGGTAGCTTGTGCAAAAGCAAGTGATAGGCTTTGCATTTTCTGCGCGTCACCCATAGCAATATCGCCTATGTTCTTGAGCTTGCCAAAAGCAAACTCAGAGGAAAGCCCGAAAGACATCATTGTCTTCTGTGCTTCAATAAGCCCTGCCTTGTCGTAGGGTGTTTTTACTCCATAATCAGAGAGCTGAGCATATAAGGCTTTAGCTTTTTCTACATCGCCGCGAAGCAAAGTGGTGATATTGGCTTGTTGTAAGTCAGCTTCCATCCCCTTTTTGATACTTCCCCCTATTGCGGCTCCCGCCAATATAAGAGGGTTAGTAGCTATTCCAGGCAGGCTGTTTAGGGCTTCGGAAAACCATGTCTTTATTTTACTACCATTGAGGGTTTGCAATTTGGTAATACTATGCTCTAACTTTTTTATCTCGCTGTTGTACTTGCGAATAACGGCCAAGTTTTCTACGGGCAATAAGTCTCTTTCGGCTTTGAGTAAGGCAATTTTCTGTTGCAAAGTATGTACTGAAGTCCCCATCTGGGTAAAGCCTTTGGTCACTTTTGCTTGTGTTGCCTGTAGCTCGCCAAATTTATCCAGCATAGTGTCGTTAGTTACGCCAATTTTTTGTAACTTTGCACTGACTAAATCTTTAAGTGTTAATGTATATTCTAAAATATTTGCCATGAGAGTCTTATTGTTTTTCTTTAACATCCTTGCCTCTATAGGCTTATTGCTCCTAGTTGGTGCTGGATTTTTCTATGGGGCTGCCCTTTTTTGTGTGCCTTTCTATGCTACCTATAGGGCTTTTACTGAGAAAGATCCCTCTACTAAAAGAAGATACACCACCACGGCTATTGCTAGTGCAGTTTTCTTTTTTCTTGTAGCAATACTTGCCCTTATGCTCTCCAAAGGAGCAGAGCAAGCAAAAGAACGAGAAAGACAAAGACAACAACAAACTACCTATACTACCTATATTCTTCCTTCTCCTTTTGCCTAAGCCATTCTAATTCTTTTACTCGCATAGCCCACTGGGTATCGGAGAGGTCGTCGGGATTGGCAATGTGCATATAATAACGCAGTGAGGCGTTGGTGATACGAAGCCAATCCCTTCCCTCGTCTATTTTCGTATCACTTAGAGCTTTTCCAAAGTAGCCTCTTTAATTTGTATAAGGTCGGGTAGTTTGCTACTTACGGCGAGGAACAACTCATCGTTTGTTTTTATCTCTTCATCACCACCCAACCAACAATTGTCAAGAATTACCTCATTGAATTTTAGAGGATCCTTGGTTGCCAAGGTTGAAGCATAGCTAAGGGTTTTGCGGTCGGGGGTACGCAAGTATACCTTTTTGTCTTCTACACTAATTACAAAGATGTCTTTGTATTGCTTTTTCCATTCTTGGATTTGTTCTTTAGTTATCATTTAAATAGTTTTTAAAAATTGTTTAATTGCCTTTGGGTGCTACCTATTATGACTGACGATCTACATCGATGAAGATAATAGGTAACTCTACAATCATATTCTTATCACCTTGCTTCATTCCTTTTTTCACCTCGGTAAACTCCACATGCCTTAGAATGTCAGTTACTATCTGTCCACCATCTAAAGGAACATAAGAAACGACAAGGTCAAAGCTAAGCCCTAGTATATCTTTACTGGGAGCATCGCGGGTCATTGCCTCAAGCTCACTCTGCCAAAGGCTCATTTTACCCTCATAACTACGGTTTCCTGCCGCTACTCCGTGAGGTTTGCAACCTCTACCATAAAGCAAGGATTTCTCACGCTTTTCGGTATATTCCACCTCTGTAACTCCTATAAGGATACGCCCCCCAAAAGCGATAGAGATGTCACACCACGAATATTGTTTGCTATCGAATGTTGCCATTTTTTCTAATGATTAATTATTAATGATTAATTACCTTAGGAGGTAATTGTTGTAGTAAAGCCAATATTTACCTCTATAAAGTCAGCATAGCCCACAGGTAATAGTTTGATGCCTATCACCACTTTACCTGTTTGTAACACACGTTGTGTGGGGTCTATATCAATTTTTACTGCCGAAAGTTCGCCCTGCGATACCATTTGGCTTTGTAGAGTACTTTCAAGTTTGGTTTGCCAACTCTTGATAATAGCAGGGTGAATACTGCCATCCTTAGATAGTAATACCTCATCGCTGAGTTCCTCTACCAATACCCCATAACTTAGGAGCATTGCTTTGTCCATTACCAAGCCGTTGCTAAGGCTCTTAAAGTCGTCAGTGGTCTTAGTTAGCGTATTATCGCCCGAAAAATAATAACCAGAGCGACCTACGAAAGTGCGGAAAAAGATATATCCTTTATCGTCTATTGCATCCCATTGGTCAGATTTGCTGTCTATAGTTGTGCCGTCGGTAAAGTAAGCTACTAAGGGCAATACATTGCCATCTTTCACACGGTGAATTTTGCGCTGTACGGGTATTTTTGTGATTTTACCTAAAAAAAGTCCTATAGCTGCATCTTTCTCTTTGTCATCATTGGCGATAAAGCAAGCCACTTTGTTAAGTTCATTTTCAGAGAAATTAGTAAGGTCAGCTACTTGTCCATTCCAACGGTTGCCTGACACCACTACCCTAAAGGGCATATATTTCTTTTCAAAGTGCTCAGCAAGGGCTTGCCCTTTTACCACAGCTGTTTGTACATCAGCATCTAACCCCGCAGTAATGGTTTCACTCCCTGTAGCTTTTTTCACCACACCCAGTACACGGATAGCTCCTCTGGCATCAGCTATGAGAGTTGGAGCAAAGACACCATCTTTGTCAAGCATTGCCGTCATAGTAGTGGCATCCGATACGAGCATTACCCATAAAGGAGTACCCGTTGGAGCTTGGTTATAGAATGCCCTCACGTGTTTGTAGGCAAAGGCATTTTCAGTCTCTGATATTCCAAGAACTACAGCTTCTTTGAGTGAGAAGACTTGGTACGACTTGCCCAGCTCTACTTTGCCACTCACTGTTACTCCCGTTGCAATGAGTCCTGTAGTCTTTTGGATAGTTGCAGTTCTACCGAGTCCGTCTCTGGCGATATTAAATAATACTTTAGGTAATGCCATTATGCTTGGTTTTTAAGGGTTTCTATTCTATCTGCAATAAGAGTGAGTACCTCTGAGCGATTTTGTTCGTTCTCTTCTTGTAGGATAAGAGTTTCTAACAAATCTACATCTTCTATGGAGGTGATAGTTTTTTCCAATTTCTTTTTACCTAATTGTAAAATATTGACATCTGTAGAATCACTGCCTTCTCCCTTATCCTCATCCGAATTGTCAGATACATCTGATCCACCCAATAAGTCGGAAGAATTATAGCTCTCCACGGTGCTATCATCTAAGGTTTGTGCGTGGTTTTGTGCATCTTTCTTTAGTAAGAAGAGGAAACCATCGGAGGTGGCAAAAAGCTCTTTTGTCTCTTTGTTATTTTCAAAATATTGTTTTGCTATTTCTGCTGCTGTCATTGTATTCTGTTTTAAAGTTAATATAGGAGTAGGGTGAGGTGTGGATACCATTGAACTCGTCCTCTCACCCTACTATATTCCTACAATATAGCTCCTAAATATTTAGGTGTTCTGGCACGAATAACCCCTACTAAGGCACGCTGTGCAAAAGAGATGGCATCGGCTTGTAGACCTGAATCATGGAGAGTCGGGTACATATTCACATCACCAAAGCAACGGAACACTTCACTTGTTACCCACATAAAAGAAGCGCGTTTATCGCTACTTGCCTTGACTGATCCAAAAGGTTTTTTCTCCTTAGTAGTGCCATCATAAAGTGGGTTTTGACTGTATTGGAATACGTTTATTCCATACATTTGTTTTTCGTTCATAATATCCTTGTACAGACGCTTGTCCTCTTTACGGATACGAGCAAAGTGCTCAGGAGTGAGGCAGATGTTTACACCCTCAACAATGTCTTTTTCCTCCATAAACTGCTTAAGGTCAATAATGGCATCTATTATTGAGTCGCTACCGGTAAGAGCAAGCACCTTATTCCATTCATTGTCCTTTTGTGGTGCCCATGCCCAAGCGGCGCGCTTGCCTAAATTCTTAGCAAGAGAAGCACGGTGGCGTTGTATCACACTGGAGCGTTTGTCATAAGAAAGCTCAATTTCCTGCAATTCACGGTGTAGAGTTTGTTCAGTAGAATAGGTTTTAAGCACCACTTCGTTAGCTATATCGTCAATAGTGGCTACTGGCAATGCTGAACTGGAGGAGGCGAAATAGTCTTCGTGTACCGTTGGTTCCACACCTGCCTCTGCTAAGTGTAGTTTATTATTCTCTACATATTGCGACAAGTCTACACTCTGATAGACAAACGAATTATTAGGGATAGGGTTTTCTTTGATACCCGCTACCCATACTTCTGTCTGTAGCCCCACCATAGCTACTCCTTTGAAAATAGAGGGAGTAACATATTGAACTATAGTAGAAGTCGCTACAATAGCTGTTGCTACTATGGGTACTGAAGCACCTACGATTGGTGCAATAAACATTGAGGCAATAAGTGCCAATAATGCATTAACGAATAATGCTTTTAATGATAATCTCATACTTTTTAATCTGTTTTTAAAGGGTTATTAAATTACTTTCCAGTGTAGCGCACCCCATTGGCATACTCTTTAGCTAAGCGGGCATACTCTTCGGGTTCCTTGTCTCGGATAGCTCGAAGCCTTTCGGGGTTTTTCTTTTGCAAATAATCAAAACTCTCATCAGCAGTACCCATTGGTTTCGCGCCTGCCCCCAACACTACCTCACGTACCGCGTTAGCCTTTCCCCGCTGTGTATTCTCGGCTTCTTTGTCGGCTACGAGCTTAGAGAGTACCGCTTTTTGTCCTTCAAAATCGGCTTCAAACTGCTTTAGCTGACTTTCTTTAAGAGCTTCTGGGATAAGCCCTAATTGTACAGCTTTGTCTACCAAGGTTGTAGCTTCGGCAGTGCGAGTTTCGTTAATAGTCTTTTTCAAAGCTACTATTTCGGCATCTGCTTTTTCTTTAGCTGTTTTGAGGTTATGTAAGGCACTAAGTACTGCCTCTTCTTTTACATTGTCGCCCATACCCAAGGCAAGGGCTATCACTTTAATATCCATATTATTTGTATTATGTGTTACTATTTTTTTAAGCTGAAAGGGCTTGCCGTCTTTGGATAGCTTGAGGGCATTGTCGTTGCCCCCTATATCAACGATGGAGATTTCCACGAGCTTACAAGCGGTTACTGTTTCATACACTTGCCCTTCTAAAAGATGATGTGGATCAGCAGATACTTCTTTGATTTCGGCAAACATTGAAGCCATACGTATATAGCCACGCTCCACTTTTCCAGCTATCTTCTTAGCAAATTCATCTTGCTCATCAAACTCTACTTCTGCTATAAGAGTAGTTCCCTCCTTGTATAGTTTGGTACAACGTCCAATGACTTCACTACCCTTGTTACCATATCCATCTCGCTCGTGCATAAAGAGTACAACGGGGTTGCGCATGTATTGTTGGTAGTCAATACCTTCTGTAAGGATACGGTATCCATAGCTATTAACATTCTCGGTATTGATGATAAATTGGTGCTTCATTGGCTTCTATCTTTGGGTTAATCTCCTCAATTCGGGTGCAAAGGTATTGCAGGTTTTACGGCGGGGAAAATCGGCATACAAACATT